CTGATAGGTTCGGTGTTGGGCATTGGGATATGCCAGAGTGTAAAAAGTTCGCCGAGTTGATTGTTCGGGAATGTGCCGAAGTTGGTTCTAAATTCAGTCAAGCACATCCTTTAGATATTCAATATCAAATTAAAAGGCATTTCGGAGTTGAAGAATGAACGAACGAATTAAAGAACTTGCTGAACAGGCTGGCGTATCTATTACAGCCGCTAATAAAAATGGAGTCTTTACCTTACTTCCAGATAGCCAGAAAAAGTTCGCCGAGTTGATTGTGCGGGAATGTGCTAAGAGAGTAGATTACTGGGAATCAAGACAAGGTGAACATGCTGATGATTTACTAAAACATTTTGGAGTTGAAGAATGAACGATATTGAAATGGCAATTGTTGCGGTGTTGATGTTTATTCAAGGTATTACCGTTGGATATATTTTGTGGGCACCTGCAACACCTTTTAAACAAGGACTTGTCGACGGTTTGTCATTGAAGTTTTTGTGGGGTAAGAAATGAACGAACGAATTCAACAACTTAAAGAACAGGCTAGAGACTTTTATTTGCTACAAGAAGATTTAGATTGTTCAACAAAACAATTACATGAATTAGTAGACGCAAAGTTCGCCGAGTTGATTGTAGGGGAATGTGCCAACATTAGTGATGCTTCCTTTCATAACGGATCTGCTGGATATCTAGCAATTCTAAAACATTTCGGAGTTGAAGAATGAACAAGCGTAAAATCACTACACGGGTTATCTTTGATGGTGTTATAGATAATACCTTTACACAGATGCGACAAGTGTATACTGATGACAAGGGTGAGTATGTAAATTGCAACCGCAATCGGTATCACATTGAGAATGATAGTTTTGACATTGTTTATACTACAGGTCGGGCGATTTCAGTTAAAGAATTGTTTAAGGGCATGATATGAACGAGTTTTTAAAAGAATTAGTAATTGAAGCTGGTGCACCTGATGAAGTATTGAACGAAATGTGGTTCAATATTTTCTGTCAAAATTTTGCACACTTACTTATTAGTGAAATGGAAAGAAGTGAAGAATGAAAATAGCAGTATGTAGTGATTTGCACTTAGAGTTTCAGGACATCATCCTCAAGAATGAAGAGGGTGCAGAGGTCCTGATCCTCAGCGGCGATATTATGATTGCAGAGGATTTGCACAATCATCCACCCGTACATCCAATGGATCCAGTCAACATCCCTAACTTAGGGCGCAGACAAGAGACTGCACTACGATTCCGTGACTTCCTCAGCCGGTGTAGTTTTCAATTCCCACATGTAGTTTATATTGCGGGTAATCACGAATTCTATCATGGTCGTTGGAGTGCTAGTTTAAATCACCTGCGTGATGAGTGTGCAAGATATCCCAATGTTTACTTCCTTGAAAACGATATCAAGGTTATCGGTGAAGTGTCCTTCATTGGTGCTACATTATGGACAGACTGCAATAAAGGTGACCCATTAACATTACATGCACTAAACGATATGATGAATGACTATCGTGTCATTCGTAATGATGAACTTGGCTTCACTAAGTTGCGGCCAGCACATACTATGCATCGCCATCACCAAACTATGTCATACTTGAAGGCTGTATTGCCTGACTTGAAAGACAAGAAGGTTGTGTTTGTTGGTCATCATACGCCAAGTCATCAAAGTATCCATGAAAGGTACAAAGGTGACTATTTGATGAACGGCGGTTATCATAGCGAATTGAGTGAATTCATTTTGGATCACCCAGAAATTGTACTATGGACTCATGGTCACACACATGAACCAATGAACTACATGATCGGGACTACTAGAGTTTTTTGCAATCCTCGCGGATATGCAGGTCATGATAAAAATGCAGATGTGTTTAAACTAGCATATATAGATGCATGAATCATTTGTTTATTGTAACCAGTGCCATTAATACACGATTTGGTCATCACACTAGGGAAGACAGAATACTGCAAACCTTACACACCTTAAAAAGTGTGTATGATAAAGCACCAGGTTCAAAGATTGTTGTAGTAGAATCATCCGCCATTACTTTGGAACAAGATATGATTGATAAATTTCAAGATGCCACACATTGTTTTATTAACATGTCTGGTAATGAAATATTGTCTGATATTCACGATAATAATGAGAATTGGGATATTGTCAAAAACATGAGTGAAATTATGTGCTTTAATAGCGCATTAAAGATGCTAGGTGATTCTGATATGTTAGATGGTATTGATCGTATACATAAACTATCGGGTAGGTATAGGTTGAATGATAAGTTCGACCTTAACCTATATGAGAAACACAAAAATAAAATTATAGTGGGCAAAAAATTACCCACTCCTTTCAACAAGGTAGTTGATATTCCTTATCAATATGTATCTAGGCTTTGGTCCTGGCCTATGAAGCATCATACAAAAGTAAAAAAGTTTTACAGTGAAGCCTTGTCTGAATTAGATACCCGTTTACGTGCTGGAAGGTATGCTGATATAGAACACTTGCTTTATAAAAATTTGCCAACTAAGTTAGTGTATGAAGCCGAAGTAGTGGGTGTAGAAGGAAATTTAGGTCAGAATAACCGTTTTGTTCAGAATTAGGACAAAAAATCTATTCTAGGTAACCATAAGTTGTTGCTTTACTAGAGTAGTTCATATATAATTACTCTACGTTGTAATTCACAGCGATTCATTTAAGAGGAATATAAAGATGAAAGTAACTAAGCAAGCACGTGTCCTAGAGGCACTAACCAAAGGTGAAGAACTCACCGCAAAGCAAATCGCCGCACGTTTCGGTGTTAAGAACCCAACCGCAACCATCAGCGACCTTCGCTTGAGTGGTTTTGCAGTTTACGCTAACAAGCGTACCAACAAACTTGGTGGTACTTATACCAAGTACCGTTTGGGTACTCCTAGCCGCGCAGTAGTTGCCGCAGGCTTCCGTGCTTTGGCACACTCAGTCTAAGATAATCTTAGCTAAGAATAAAGGGTGACTAGTCACCCTTTTTCTGTTTACATTAAATCATTTTTGTGCTATAATACACAAAAGGAGTATTCAATGAGTTTGTTGCACAAGATAATGAACAAGTTAGGTCGTTATCGTTTAATTCCTGATCGTAGAACTGGTGATGATTATATGCACCGCTACTATCTTTTTCTCAAAGACCGCAAATGGTTTCCATTTAATCTAACACTACATAAAATTGTAAAAAGTGATGACCCAATCTTTCACGATCATCCTTGGGGCTATATGACAATTATTCTTAAGGGTGGTTATTGGGAACATACTCCTGTCTTTGATAATGAAGGTAAAAAGTTTGCAGAGTTTCAAACATGGCGTGGCCCAGGTAGTATCATCATACGCAAAGCAAATGAATATCATTGGCTTGAACTTGATGACAATATAGGTCCTGCAACAACATTATTCTTCATGGGACCGCAAGTGCGTGATTGGGGATTCTTAGTCAACAAGACAAGAACAAAAACTCAATGGATACAGCACGAAAATTATTTGACTAACTATCAGGATTATCACAAACGATATATTGAACCAAAAATTTCAATGAGTAAGAAAAAGCCATGAATGACGAAACTAGAGAAGTATTATTAATCCTGCAAGAGGAATGTGCCGAAGTAACACAAGCAATCAGCAAGTGTTTTCGTTTTGGTCCTGATCAATTGAAGCCAGGCAAGGAACGCACTAATATCAATATGCTTGAAGAAGAAATTGGCGACTTGATGGCTATGGTTGAGTTGCTTACTGACATGAACATTGGAGTTACTGTTAGTGGAATTCAACAAGCAAAAAAGAACAAATTTGAAAAATTGAAACAATGGTCTAACCTTACTATTAATAAATAATATTATGTCTATAATTGATTGGTTCGTTTTATTGGGTGGTACTTACATAGTCTTTAAGGTTGGGGAAATCTATGGCTATTGGACCTTTGCTAAATCAAGATATCTTTCTGATTTGGAAACAGCTTTGGACGAAGAAAAACCCGTAGTAGAAATTTACAAGTTGCATACTGAAAAAATCAATGATATACTATATTTGTTCAACTATGATACTAAAGATTTTGTATGCCAATCTAATACTATAGAAGGTCTAGCAAAACTCGCCAATGAGTATAAAAATATAAAATTGGCAGCAGTAGTACATGATGAAAAATTATTTCTATTTCATAATGGCAAAGTAAAAGAACAATGAAAATCAATATAAAGAACTTCCCTAAAAATGGACATCGTAGAAAGTCATCTATTCAGATAGATAAGTGGGACACATGGAACATGGATAACACTCTTGCACAGATTATCTATCCAATGTTGTTACAGCTTAAAGCTACTAAACACGGATTGCCTAGTGAATTTGTAAATGATATCGGTGGTGCAGATTACGAAGAACAAGGTAGTTTTGATTTTTATAAAGAAACACATGATGAAGCCTGGAAAAAGGGTGCAGAACGCTGGGATGAAGTATTAGACAAGATGATTTGGAGTTTTGGACAAATTGCATATGAAGATTATGATGACAAATATCATCATGGTAAAGGTGACTATGATTGGGTAAAAACTGATAAAACATATCCTAATCCAATTACAGGCAAAGTAGAAGCAACATATCAAATGGTTGACAAGAATCCCAATGATCATTGGTATGACTATATTGGTCATAGATTACACGAAGAACGTATACAAGAAGGTCTTGATTTGTTCGGTAAATATTTTCGTAATCTTTGGGATTGATATGAATGCATTTGGACATATGGTGACTACGTTATCTAGGGATGCGTATAAAGATAATGGTTTTACACCCATCAGTAAAGATGAATATGAGATATTCTGTAAAGAGTATATTTTTGAAAAGTTAAAAGGTGTAAGTTTTGGAGTGGCCTTTCAAAAAAGATTTGGTATAAAAGATAGAGTACTAACTATGTTTAGTGAACAATCAGTTTGTATGACACACATTGAATATTGTAAATACGTTAAATGAAACAAAAATTTATTGATTACTTCATGGATGTAGCTGAACGCACAAGTCAGCTAAGTTATGCTATACGATTGAAAGTGGGTGCTATCATTGTTAAAGATGATAGAATAATTTCAATTGGTTATAATGGCATGCCCAGTGGTTGGGATAATACTTGCGAAGATATTGTTTGGGATAACCAGGGTGCCAGTGGTTGGCTTGATCCAGAAGAATTTTTAGAAAAATATCCATATCAAATGTTCCACGAAGAAGCACAAAGGCTTGTGGCATGTGGATTGAAAACTAAACCAGAGGTATTACATGCGGAATCGAATGCAATTGCGAAACTTGCTAAGTCTAACGAGTCTGGTGTGGGTGCTACTTTGTTTATTACCCATTCTCCATGTTTGGACTGTGCCAAACTTATCTACCAAAGTGGTATTAACAACGTTCTATACCGTAACTCTTATCGTAGCGATGATGGTATAAATTTCTTAACCAAGAGCGGAGTCAATGTCACCCGACACCCAGTACAAAACTGAAATTGACATTAAGTTTGGCCAGCTTGCACCGATAATGCATTGGTGCCAAACTCAATGCACAAATGATTGGGGATATACAATAGTTGATAGTGCTGGATTTCATCCTGGAAAATATGAATTTTATTTTGAGGATGAGAAAGATTATGTTAACTTTATACTTTGGAAAAAATGAAATACTATACCTTTTACCGTGAATCAAATAACTTTGATGATATCTTAAATGATGTTAATCTAAAAAAGAACGTAGATGAAACTGTTCGTTGGTCTAACCACTTGCTTATTGGTATCAACGAGTATATCAAAGATATTGACAAAATCTATAGCTATGTAACATTGAAGTACGGGGATGATATGAGAAATAATCTAACCAAAGATTATTCCCCTATTCCAAATGTTGACTATATTCCTGTAAGGAAATAGGTCAGACTTGTTTTGAAGGTCTGATGGGGATAAATTCAAAATTTTCACCCACACCAATAATACAACTAAGTTTTTCTTTCGTAGCCACTAGACTCCAAGACTTAGTTGCAGGGTTAACCCATATACTCATTTTGCTTTTTGCAACATCTTCGGTATCGCCGAATGCAATAGGTATCTCACGATATTTCTTTGATAGTAGTTCTACTACAATTTTAGTGTCATCACACTGAGCATCAAAAGTTAATATTTGTGCTTCGGCATATGCAAAAGAACTGATGCATAAAAAAGGGATTATTAAAAATTTATACATCATCCCCATGTAGTACCAATTTGCACTGGACTACTCCTGTTAATACTTGTTCCATCGCCTACCCTAAAATAGTTATATGAGCCGCCGCCGTTTCTTCCCCAAACAAATAATTGATTACTTGAATTATATGCCATAGCTCCATCATATCCAGCGGCAACTTTTGTCCAATTAGAGTTAGAACCAAGTTGTACCGGGCTGCTACGATTTCCAAAATTGCCACCTCCTATATTTGCTCCCAACTGACCATAGAAATTATATCCCCAGGACCATAGTGTGTTATCGGATCTGATTGCCAATGTAAAATATCCACCACCGGCAACAGATGTCCAAGATCCAGCTACCTGTACAGGACTACTTCTTCTAATAGTAGTATCATCACCAACACCGCCCCCTAGCGCATTATTTCCCCATGACCATAATTTTCCGTCAGATTCAAGTGCAAGGCCGCCGCCTGCACCTCTCAAAGCTACATAAGTAATAGTTTTACCGGATAAAATTTGTACCGGGCTTGATTTGTTAATTGTAGTACCGTCACCGATTAATCCTAAACTATTACTTCCCCAAGCCCATACAGTCCCGTCACTTTTAAGACCGATTGAAGAAGTATAACCAATTGAGGCCATTGTCCAAGATCCTGCAATTTGAGTTGGATTACTTCTATATTGTGCCGCAATACCATCACCAAAAGCTCCGTAATCAGTATATCCCCATGCATATAATTGACCTAAATTATTAATGGCCCCAGCCATTAATGATGTAGCTTCACCAGAACTTAACGCCAATCGTGTCCAATTTGTACTTGAACCTATTTGAGTTGGACTTGATCTGGAAACATTTGCACCACTAACTCCAAGCCCCAGTCTACCCACACCTTCATCTCTTCCCCAACTCCATAAAGTACCATCAGATTTTATGCCAAACCCGGCACCTCCCATTCCCATAATAGACAAGAAACTTCCACCAATTGTTACAGGTGTTGATCTAGTAATTGATGTACCGTCCCCTACACTGCCTATTTCACTACCTGCACCTTGATTATTCAATCCCCAGCCATATGCTATCCCATTGGTAGTATTAATCACATACGTATTGTATTCGGCAGTTGCAATTTGATTACTGATAATAGATTGAGCAGGTGTAATACTATTACTTGCACTACTAGGTGAACTTGTACCTAATTCATTAGTGGCGGTTACAGTAAATGTATATGATACACCGGTTGTTAATCCAGAAACATCTATTGTACCACTACCCGATTGACTCAATGTTCCCGTAATACTTCCGGGACTACTAGTTGCTGTGTAGGTTGTTATTGTTCTACCACCATTGAATGTAGGTGCAGTGAACGTCACTGTGGCTGCAGTACTGCCATTTGCAGTAGCAACTCCAATTGTAGGAGCATCAGGTGCTCTTTCTATTGCAAAAGAGGCACCACCTGTTAAACTAAATCCACCTGATATTATCATTTTATACTTATCAAAATCATCTACTATTTATCAGACTTTGATTCTAGCTTATCTTGTATTGGTCCGGTCTTTTTTGCTTCTTCTAACATTTTTTCTGTCGCAGGACTAGTGCGATGTGGAGGATATACATGTTTATGTGGCTCATTTTTTCTAGGTTTTCTTTTATACCAACTCATTTTTTCTCCTATAAAAAAGCCCCTTTCGGGGCATATTATTCTTTCTCTAAGTATTCGTCAATACGTTGTTTTGCTTCTTCCATACTGGCTGCATAAATTTTAAATCTACCAATATTTTTACTTATTTTAACATCATATGGTATGACACCACTTAGTGTTTTACCATCCGGAATCTCTACTTCAATCGTGAATTCTCTTAAATTTTTAATACGATTGACAAGGCTTTTCATATCTACACTCATATAATCTCCTATAAAGTATTTATAGTATCATATTACTCATAATATTTATTGTTTTTCCTTAACCTGCTCAGTTATTGTCGCTGGACATCTAGATGCGTTGTTAAAGTATGTTTTAAAAACATGTTGTTTATCTGACCCATCACATGCATAGTCACATACTTTTAATCCTTCTTTAGTCACAAATGAGTTGTGTAACTTACAAGTTTTGGTTACAATCTCATAGTGTTTTTCTTTTTTTGCTGATATCTGTGCTTCAATTTTTATAGGCACTGATATGCTTATATTGACATAATTTGGAATCATTGGTGCAATTAAAGTCACCGCTGCTCCGATGCCAATTATTTTTTTCTTTAATGGGCTCATCTATGATCATCTATAGTTTTTGGTATAAAACCAAATAAATGTCATTAGTCCTGTTCCAATCAAGATAAGGAACAGATAAAATAATAGGATAAATTTGCCAAACCCAACGTTGTCAAATACCCATTCTAAAAAAGTGTAGTTATTTTTCTTCATTTGGTGCTAACAGTTTTTTATTCTGTTCCAAGTTTTTTTCATCAAGATATCTAATTGCTTCTAATATTTTTTCAGTTCTCAATTTTTTTTCTTTTTCCAATTCTTGTTGATATGTTTTTTGTTCTAATTCTGGCCATCTTTTTTTCTTGTCGTGATATAACCATGTCCAGAATCCTGCCATTAATAATAAGATGACTAGTATGCCGCCAATCAACGAGATTTCTAGTGAAAGAGTTTCCATTCGTTTTCTGCGTTTTGCTGCTTTAATTGCATCTTCTTTTTCTTTTACTTTTCTAGCAACTTTTTGTTCTTCAATAATTTGCACACGCATATCTTGGAATCGTGTCCACAAATCTTTCAGGTCTGCTGGTACATGGTAAATCATTTGCTCACGCAATTCAACTTCCATCTGTTCAAGTCTGGAACGAATTAGAACCCGTTGCAATGCTCTACGGCTCAGTGACACATCCCCAGTATAAACTTCTTTGGATTTCTTTTCTTCTTCATAAAACAATTCTTCAATCTTGTCCATAGCATCAAAGAATGTTCCCAACTGGTCTCCAATAATTGACATAATATCATTTGGATCTTTTGATAGGTTTTCCTTTATTTCTTTTTTCTTTTGCTCAAACTGTTGCTTTTGTTCTCTGGTAACAGGTTTACCTTCGTGTTGTTTATTGAATTGCTTGTCTAAATCATCAAGTACGCCTTTTACATCACCGGCAGCACTTTTAATATCTTTGTACAGTTGGCAACCCTTCTTTACGGCGGCTACAGCGCCGTTGGCAAGTGCGAGAAGGGTTAACGGATCCATAGTTGGACTCCTGGATTATAGTAATCTAGATTACTATAATATTAAATTGGTATCCAAAGCCAAATAGCTTGGCTCATCAATAACATTGCTAGACCACCGACACCTAAACTAGCCCAATACAGTCGTGTATTTACAGCAAGAATACTAGCGGTTAGCAACACGATAGCAATCTGTAATAATGATCCTGCATATGTATACCATGGGCTACGTTGTTTAGCTACTGAACGTTCATCTTCCAATTTACGTGCTTTAGCCATCAATTCCTTCTTGCCTTCATTGGTCTTAGGATCACTTTCGTAACGGTCTATCTTAGCTTGTAATGCTTCCATTTTCTTTGTGTCTTTGACACGGTCTGCATCATCATAAGCCATTTCAGCCAATGTTTGTTTGATTGATTTTGCTTGATAGAATGCCCAAGTATTGTTAGCATCAATTGTGTTGTTCAATATCTTGCTACTATTACTCCCGCCCATCAATGTATTGATAGCTAGACAAGCCGCAAGAATACAGATTACCCAACCTGCTTTATCCTTGATTTGCGCCTCACGTTCTGACCGTGATAATGTTTTAACCTCTGCCATTCTAGTCTCCTTTATAGTTATAATTATATAAATATTTATTGGTTTTTTTATCAATATAACTGTGTATTGATAAATATCAATGTGAAAATACGAGAAATGACTATAAATAACCCAATGCCACATTTATACTTAGACATGGATGGGGTACAAGCTGACTTGTTCCATGCTGTAGCAGAACGTGAAAAAGTAAATCATTGGGACGATATCCCAGATCAAAATGAAGCGATAACTAGATTAAGTTTAGAAGGACCAGATTCAGTATATGATCTGTTCCGCAATCTAAAACCTTTGTCCGGCGGTCAAGTTATCATTAAATGGTTGCACGATAACAAGATTCCATTCACTGTGCTAAGTGCGCCATTACGTAATGAGCAAGAGGCTAGTAAAAAAGCCAAACGTGATTGGCTAGATCAATACAATCCGGGCACTAGTAATGATGCTATCTTTACTAAACGTAAATTCAAATACGCAGTTACTGATGGGAGACCCAATGTGTTGGTGGATGACTTTAATTACTATTTGCACAGTTGGGCAGAGGCTGGCGGCATTGCAGTTAAACACAGCGATGCAAGCACAGACCACACTATCAAACAATTGACGAAAATATATGAATCCTATTTGGGAAAATAAGTATTGACATATTGATAAAAAATGAGTACAATGAAAAAACATAGTTCAAGTTCTACGTCTTATGAGGTCGTCACTCATAAAGATGAAAACGATGATTTATTATTACCAATTCCCCCTGAACTTCTAAGAGCATTAAATTGGAAAGAGGGAGACGAGATTGCTATTGAATTGGATGATAAAGGTAACTATGTTTTTACTAAGGCATAATTATGACATACGGAGTTAATACATCTATAACGGTAGCGCCATCTAATAATACACAACCATATGTGTATACAACAACCAACACAGGTAGTATCAATTGGGGAACTAGCAACGGGTATACAATTGGAAATAGTGGTCTTAGCCAAGACCTTAAAAGTCAAACATTAACTGTTAAGGGTAATGCAGAGTTTGAAGGTGATGTTACTTTTGAAGGTGATGTTGCTATTAAAGGTAAGTCAATTAAAGAGTCACTATTAGCTATTGAAGAACGGTTAGCTATATTACGCCCCAATGAAGAACTAGAAGAAAAATGGGACAATTTGCGAGAACTACGCAAAATGTATATGGAACTTGAAGCCGAAATTATAGAGAAAGAAAAGATGTGGGCTATACTGAAAAAGTAGTACTTGACAGATATTCCGTTTTCATATATAATATGTACATGTTCAACACTATGACCTACGTATTATGACTATGCATCTCGCACATCCCGCTCTATCAACGGGCGGTAAACGTAAGGGTAAACAAAAATTCCGCAATGCTACTGAGGCCCGCAAGGCGCGTGAGTTACAAGCAGAGTGGGAACAGAATCAAGCTAAATGGTCTACTATGTCACCCAAAATGACTGCGCCCAAACGTGAGTCATTGGTCTATTCATTATCTACACCTGCTGGTCGTACTACCAGCAATCACATACCTAGCCGCAATACAGGTGACGGTATTGGCAATACTAAGCAAATTCCACAATACACTGGTACTAAGATTATCGGCATAGGTACCATGCACAAGTCTAATGCTGTCCCTATTTTTAGTGACGAACAAGCAAAAGACATTTCAACAATGCGCCGAAATTAAAAGGAGTTTTAAAACTAAACACATGGCTAAAGAAGAAGGTATTAAAATGGACGGCAAGGTAATCGATGTATTACCCAATGCTATGTTCCGTGTAGTAATGAATGCAGGACCTACTGTAATAGGGTACATCAGTGGTCGTATGCGACAACATGATATTAAGATACTGTTGGGCGATACAGTTGAAATAGAATTTAGCCCCTACGATTTGACTAAAGGCAGAATCACCCGCCGTCGTTGACTAAATACTCTACAATGTATGATATTGTAGAGAGAATTGCCGAAGCAAACACACGAAAAATAGAGATAGATAAACTATCCTATAGTCTTTCCGACCTAAATCCAGTAATGAGTAAAGCCACCATGGAATATCACTATGGTGATTTAGCCCACGGCTATGCTAAACGATACAATAATGACGAGGGTGACACAGATTTTAACTATGCAGGAGCAATTCTGCACAACATTTATTTCAGTCAATTCCGTGAACCGAGGGATGATAACACTGCTAATGGTCCTGTGCTGAATTTAATCAAACGTAGATATGGATGGTGGAGAGATTTTAAAGAACAATTCAAACTGGAAGCCATGATGATACAAGGCAGTGGTTGGATTTACATGTCATATACTGGTGAGATTAAAACTATTGTAAACCATGAAGTCCGCGATGATATCCTTATACTAGTTGATTGGTGGGAACATGCTTGGGCATTAGACTATCAAGCAGACAAAAGACTATACCTAGAAAATATTTGGAAGATAATGAACTGGGGTCATATCAATACACGTTGGGGTAAGAATTTATGAGAATGACAGAAATAATTCAAATGCCACCTGTCAAAAAGAACATTGATATTAATGCGTTGTATAAGATTGCATTGAATGATATTAAGTCAGGGGTAGCATCAAGACTTGTTGGATTAGATATAGGAGTTCCAAACATTATTGTTCGTAGTCCTGGAATGTATCAAATCTATATATTTGACCAAAACAAGAATCCTGTTTTTTATGCAGGCATGAGTAAGTTCCATGATGGATTTAAAACGGGTGCAGTAGCTAGTGCTGTTGAGGCTCGCGGCAAAGGCTATGGATGGAAGATTTATAACGCAATGTCACAGTATCTTAAAATTCCGTTGTACAGCGACAGTACACAGACTGATGATAGCAGAATAGGCATTTGGCAGCAACTTATTAAGAATTTCCCAAATAGGGTGGTAGGATATGATCAAATATCTAAAAAGAATGTAGGTATTGAAAATATCTATCAAAATTTACCGCAAGACAAACTCAAAGGCGTAGATGACGAAACACGCAGACAAACACTTTTATTGAAATTATTACCATGAATTTAATCATATCAGAATCAGCAACCTCTAAGATTGCAGATATTATAGCAGAAGAAGGCAACCCTACACTAAGACTACGCATGTTTGTGCAGGGCGGAGGATGCTCAGGATTTAGTTACGGGTTCACCCTAGATGACATTAAAAATGAAGATGACTGGGAGATTCCTGCCGGTTCGTCAAGTGTCCTGGTCGATGCAATGTCGGCTCAATACGTAGATGGTTCAGTGGTAGACTATAAAGAAGACCTAAACGGCTCTAGTTTTAGCATCAAGAATCCTCAAGCTGTAACTACATGTGGATGTGGCAGTTCATTTAGTGTTTAAGATAAATACATAATAGGGACAAAATATGGCTATTTCAGGACAACAAATCATAAATATAGGGGCAGAAAATCAGGTTTCTGGCAGTGATTCCTTGTATGAGGCCTTCAACAAGTCACAGAATAACTTCACACGCTTATTCAATGTAGCTAGCCCATACAACACATTCAACCCTGGCACAGGGGTATCCACATATGCTAACAGCAGTTCTGGTACAGTAACTATAACCAATACCGGAGTTACATCTATTGTCGCTGGTACTGGAATTACTATATCAGGTGCTACAGGAGCAGTAACAATTTCTGCTAGCGGGAACGGTAACGTAGGGGTAACTAGTGTTGGGATAGAATCTACTACCTTAGTAGTTGCCAATACTCCTATTATTAGTGCTGGTAATATTTCAGTAGAAATGGCTGCAATCCCACCAAGCGTAGATTTTGCGGCTGGAGAATACATTGCTCCAACCATGACAGTTGACGAGTATGGCAGAGTAGTTGCAATTGCAAATGGCTCAGGCGTTGGAACTGTAACTAGTATAGCACTGACCGCAGTAGGTAATGGATTGCAAATAAGTGGTAGTCCTATAACTGACTCCGGTACAATAGAAATTGTTAATACTGGTGTAACAAGAATCAATGCAGGAGAAGGAATAACTCTTAGCGATACAACAGGTGAGATTACTATTTCATCTACCAATATGAATTATGGAACTGTTACTCGTATTGACTTTTCAAGTAACAATTTAACTATCAGCGGGTCACCAGTAACATCTACCGGTAACATCACAGTAGACATTCCAGATAATATTACATTAGCTGGTAATGTCATTGCAAATTATATATTAGCAAATACAACATTAGCAACTTCAGGTAACTTGACAGTATCAGGAAATGCAACAATGGGTATTGTTACCGGTACTACATTCAATGGTAATTTTATCGGGCCATTGACAGGTACAGTGGGTGCTACTACTCCATATTCTGGTAATTTCACAGCAGTTACTGCTACGGGAAATGTTGGTGCAAACAATGTAAATGTGACTACAGCAGTAACTAGTACAGGATTGGTTGCAAATAGCAACAGTGGTTATTTAAAATTTACTAATACTGCTGGTAATTATACTGGGTTCTTTACACCAAGTTCTATATCAGATTCATCATATTATGTACCAAATGTAACTGGTACAATATATAGCGTATTAGGCATAAAAGATGATGCCGCAACAAAACAATTGGGTTGGAAGACAGTAGTTACTCAAACTATTTCCGTAACACTAAGAGACGGCAGTACTACTGTTACATGTCCTCCTGATGTGGTACAAAGAGATTACATGTTAGAAGCAAGAGACGGTTCATTTATCCGTGTTGCTATAAGTTGATAAATATAAAAAAGGATTAGAAAATGGCAAATAGATATCCATTAATTGTAGACTCAAGTTCAGCTATAATTAAAGAGTTACCATCAGCAGATGGATTAGAATTAGGCAATAGCAATATTGCTAACGTAGGAAATATTAACGTAACCTATACTGCAAACTTAGGTGCAGTAGGTAACATTACTATTACTGGCGGAACAAATGGTCAGTTATTGAAAACTAATGGATCAGGTGTATTAGCTTGGACTAGTGATACTGCGCCACCAGCTGGTAGCAATAGAGAAGTTCAGTTCAACGACAACAGTACTATCAATGCAAGTTCTAATTTTACTTTCAACAAATCAACATCAGTTCTTACTGTTACAGGTAATATCTCTGTAGGCAATATCACTAGTTCAGGTGTTGCAAATCTAGGTTCAATTGAAACTCCATTGACAATGGCTGCTGTAGGTAACGTCAGTGGCGGTAACCTTGTAGCAAGTTTAGGTACAGTAAGAGTTAACACTTCATTGCCAGGTGGGACACCCGGTAATGGTACAGTGTCACTTGACATGGCTAACAACCAAATGGCTGTGTATCACGATAGTAGTTGGAGATACGCACCAATAACAAATAATTTTTCTTTTACAACAGGAACAAATACATTTGCAGTTACTGGAAACATTAATGTTGACACCAATGTTAGAGCAGGTAATGCCGTCATTATTAATAACACCGGTTTTGTCATAATGAATACAGTATCAACAAACAGCAAGTTTGTTGCATTACAGGCTCCTGCTAGTATTGGCTCGCTTGCATACATTGCATGGCAATTGCCTAATACTGCAGGTAACGTAGGTGAGTTCTTAACTACAGACGGGGCAGGTGTAATGGGTTGGAGTCCAAATCTTGCAAGTAGTTCTACCCCACTTAGTGCAGGTGCATCGGGCACTCCAGGACAGATTGCATTTGATTCAGGTTATATTTATGTGTGCGTTGCAAGTAATACTTGGAAACGGGCGGCACTTGCTACTTGGCCATAAAAAAAGCCCCGATTAAGGGGCTTTTTTATTTTGCTAAACGTTCTAACATATAGTCTGTATACTTTGCTTGACACATTGATACAGCATCATGGAAGGGCCATTCAATATAAAACGGACAACCGTTTTCCCACTTACGATACTTTTTAAAATATCCTAGTTGCCGAAGGTCTTCCTTTTTGCTTGGATCAAACTTTCGGCGCTTATCGGCAAATTCGTTTAGCCTAGTCCAAATTTGAAAAGACATTTAATCACGATCCATTTTGCTAGCTTCAACGATGACGGCATTTACTTCTTCCAAAGTAGGGCACATAATCTTAGCAGTCTTCCAATCATCTTCATGGTCACGACCTGACACTTCAACCATATAACCGTTATCATAAAAATAAACAGTTACACTGTCACCGGCTTTTTTCAATTTATCACTTACTTTCATTTTGTTTCCTTATGTAACGGAATAAGGGCGTTGCACCCTTATTCGTTTTTTAAACAGTAGCTTCCTGTACGTCAGCGGGCGCAGTAGCCTTGACAGAGGTTTTAACACGTGCTTTGATAGCATCAATGCTAGGCTTAGCCTTAGAAGCCTTAACTTTAACTTCACCTTTACTAGAGGTCTTCTCACGATCCGCAAGACTATCACTGATAGTAGCCTGATCCTCAGCACTTTGGAAATCTGCATGAGTAGCCAGATACTTGAGTGCATCAACCTTAGTCATTTCTGAGGGCAACTCAACGAGGTCAATGCGAGTAGCACCACCCTTACTGAATTGTTTAACACGGCGAACCATGTCATCAGTGAAACGAACCTTAGCATTGCCGTTGTGAACAGTAATACCTGCGACTTTAAAGAGAGTTTTAGCCATTTTGATTCCTTTAAAAAATATAGCTAGTTGATAAAAAATGCTTTTCAGCACAGTTATAATGATAACACAAAGATGATTTATTGTCAACCATTTGTGTTACCAAAATCTTTTTGTTTAGCCCACAATGTAGGGCTTGTTCCATTTGCCGATGTTAACGTCAACATACCAACCCACGTTAAAGTAATCGGATTGGATATCACTCTTATCCCAATTATCGGCATTCATTGCTTCCATAACTTCGGTCAAAAATGCCTTAGCATCACCGTCATAGTGTTCATGGAACCAGTAAGGGTTAACATCACAATAACCGTTTGTGTTAGGTTTGAAACCTTTTGCAACCTGATAAAAATTATTACCGCACACACGATTGGAGTTGGCGATGAAGTCAATCTTGCCTGACTTGAGGGTCAGTACCAAACTTGAGTGATGACGGACACTCAGTGAGCCCTTGATACCAAACTTTTTCAGAATGGATTTAACTTTAGGGGCAATTTCTGCTTTGCGCTCTTGGGACATGTAAGCCATTTAAAACTCCTGTTGTTTGACTGAATAAGACTCTATTATATACCCAAACCGATTTATTGTCAACCGTTTAGAACAAATAATTTAGTACTGAAAAAGTATTAAGACTAAATGCTATTCCGGTTATCCACCAAGCAAAGGAATACTTATCAGATTCAATAAGCCAATACCCGGTCATTACCATGAAAAAAACACTTAAGATTATCATTTTAAGAATTAATCGTCATAAAAGGACTAAGTTCTTCCTCACTAGGTTCCATGTGTTCAAGTGTATCATACACCCAACTCAATGGAATATTAAGAGTCCTTGCAATTTTGGTAGGGTGAACACCATCTTCCAACATAAGTTGGACTTCCAAATCTAAATCAGACATTTTACTCATTTTGTACTCGCAGTAGTTTTAAACAAAAATCCACACAACACACTAATGCCCCAGGCCTGTAGCCAGGACACTTCATGCACACCATCAATTGCACCAACCAAACAGCCGTTCCACAACATCATCACCGGCCAACTCAGTAAAAAACTGACGGCCAATACTAGGGTTATAATGCCTACGACCGTTGTTACAATGTTACTCATTTTCCAACTCCTCTTGATGATAGTATTCCAATTCTTCAACCATGGTTTCAATGTTGACTACATGGTCCATTACAAATTCCATTTCACCTAATGCCTCAATCATTAGTTCTTTGGCTTCATTCAATTTGGCAATTGCCAATTGCATTTTTTGTGCATCAGTCATTTCAGACCTCTGAAAATTCGTACATGTATTGTGCCATGCTAGGATCCAATTTGATAAGATCCTTTGCCGCGGCTGTCAATGTGCGATATCGGGCTTGCACTTGACTACGGGGCAGTTCGCCGTCGCACGACAAGTTTTCAGGACTCAATGCGGCGTCAATGCTTTCTGCCACTTGCTTACGACCTGCATGGGTTTGAATTTCATACTGGCGACCCTTGAACATAGCGTTCCATTTGTTTTGCTGGTCAATGTATGCTTGAAGTGCTTTCATGTTTAACTCCTGTTGTTTGACTGAATAAGACTCTATTATATACCCAAAGTGATTTATTGTCAAGCCCTATAGGTAGAATAATTACGGATTTTGCTTTGACGGTCAGTGTGGCTTTCGTTGAATTTAATTTCATAGCCACGCTCACGGAGAGCACCAATCAACACCGACAAGTCACAGTCCTCTTCCAAGAATGCATTGGATCCATTCATGTAGCTATAAGTACTAATTTTGTCGGCAATGCCAAGTTTGACCAACTTGGATTTAGCAACACGGGCCCAAGCATGACCTGGATCACCAAAAACTTTGATGGAAATTTTCTTAGACATTTCTATTCCTTTATCAAATTAAGCAACTTCCAACATGTTAGCGGGCACTCTCCAAGTAGAGGGCTTGTTGGTTTCTGTAACCAGGATAAACTTTCTGTTTACCTTTTTCACAGTACCAGTGATGACCATACCTGAGCGGCTGTTTGTAAATTTGACAAGTGTTCCGATCCGCATTTCACGTTTATTTTGGTTGACAATTTGTGACCTTGCAAATTTGATAGCGTCACCGATACTATTCAATTCGTCATTGGTAAAGTTACCGAACATGATAGCTTGATTGACTTGCTGGATTTGTGAAAGACGTTCCATGTTAAACTCCTGTTGTTTGACTGAATAAGACTCTATTATATACCCAAACCGATTTATTGTCAAGCCTGTTAGACTTAAACTTTAGTATTCATTTTGTCAAGGATTTCTTGAGATTGGAGACGTGAGAGGACAATGCCGTACATGACATATCCGAAAAATCCAAGCACACCTGCACCCAAGACATATCGGATAGTTTGTAAATCCATGTTAGTAATTGCCAACTGAAGCAACGCAATTGATCCAAGAATCAATGCAAAGATACCAACAGTTTGAAGTAATGCTTTTTGTTTCAATGACATTTTAGTTTCCCTTTTAAGTTAATATGTGTATTATAAACCCAAACTGATTTATTGTCAAGCCTCAAAGCCACGATTTTTGTGCTTGGGTTTACGATTGTAGGCAATTTTGCTTTGCACAACCTTAGGTTTGAACGGTGTGTTTTCTTGGAAAAGCACACGATGGGCCCTGTGTTTGGGCTGTTCAATAGTGAAAGATAGGATTTGCTTTTTCATAACCCATAGTATAGCAGAATCCTTATTTATTGTCAACTACCTCGGCCAGTGCTATAGTGTGTTCCCTTTGGGCCTTTTGAAACAAAAGTTCTACCATACAACTCACCCTGGTATTCGTCACTCTTGGCTACATATTTCAATACCAGTTTGATTTTTCTGTCTAAACTGATACTAAGCAGACTTTGAGGTTTGAATTCAAGAACCTCAGCATCCACCGTCTGTCCGTTGTCTACACAAGTGACCTTTGTTTTGTCATCATACCGTATCATCTTTCGCTCCGAAATCAAATGTAACACTTAGGTGTTTGATAGATTTAGTAGTAAAACTGCGCCATTCTTTTATTTCGGTATCAAATACACGCATGGTAGTCTCAGATACTTTGCGTGGCTTTGCATCTTCTTTAACTTCCACTTTGGGAACAACATCAGGATTAGTTGTGCAACTCATTACCCGCTCAGTACCATCTTTTTTAGTAAAAGTGACGGTGACTATTTCAGTTTGTAGGGTGCCCCTTAACCATTTGTCAAATTTGTTCCAGTCTTTATCTGTCCACTCAGCAACAAAATTCATATCAGTCATTTTCTTGTTCTTTCCAAGTTGTGAAAAAGTTTTTAATTTTTGTTTCTTCGTCCCAAGAACTACCATAGTCATTGTCCTTATCACACAATGCCAGTGCTTCTTCTTTTGTGACGATACGATGGCTAACAATTTGTTCACCGATATGTTCTTGGCTAAACTCTTTAGCTTCGTTCATAGTAACAGTATCTAGTGCCCATAGACTTTTATCTTTGCCATATTTGTCAACGCCAACAGGTACTTCAACCATATAACGCTCACGGAATGTACTGACGCATTCAACCAGTACCCATTGTGTTGGTTCTATCTTTTTCAAAGTCCAAGTTCCGTCTTTGTTGTCAATCCAATCAAGTGTGTCACCCTCTTTCCAGCCAGCATCTTCCATAAAGTCATCAGGAAATTCAAGTATAGCGTCACCATTTTCAGGATCTTCTTTAATTTCTAGTGTCCAAGTTTTGTTCATATTACCATCCTTATTAATCCAATTGTGTCAATCGTTGTTAGCAGTATATAGTTAGCAAGCATGCCAAAAGATTTCCTAGACCAAGAAGCCCAAGCATACAGGGCACAACCAGTAATCCAAACAGGATATAGAGCCAAAAGCGGGGGATTAGGGACTGTGAGTGCCATAGTAATACTACATCCAATACTAATAGCCCAAGCAAGCAACTCAATAACAAAGCGAATTCGGTTAGACTTAAAATCATCTTTGATCCAAAGAAAAGTGTTTAGGAAAATGTCATTCATCCATAACTTCTTTTGGTTCATGTTCCTCTATTACCTTTTTTAGAATTTCTTCAACCATTTGATTGAGAGTAATATCACGCTTGTGTGCTTCCATACACAACTTTAACATTACATCATCTTCCAAATCAATAGGAACTTGAACACGTTTATCAAATTCTTTTCCGTTAAACATAGCTTCTGCCTTTTCTAAGAAATCTTCTTCTGTTTCTAAATCAACCCACTTAACTTCATCCCATGCTTTTTTCCATTTAACTTTGCGTGATTTGGCTTCGGCAATCATACTATCTTTGAATTCAGGATTCAACCAACGATAGGGTCTCATGTTTTTATCTTCATCAAACCAATTAGCTTCTTTGATGGTCGCATCTGCCTCATAAATTTCTTGTGTCTTGGTACTGTAAAGTACAGACACATAGGCAAACTCACTTTCGTAACTTAAATATCGTGCGTTAGGATAACAGTTCCAACCATAGTCACTACCCTCAGTAATACGGTGATCAGTGATTTCGTTAATCTGTTTTAGATTCATGTTTCAACTCCATATAAGGTTCAATTGTGTTATTATATATCTGTTCCATTGTTTTGTAAAGCATTTTGGCATCCTGCTCAGTCATACCTGATGTCCAATTTGGTTCGCCGTGTTCTTTGCGTAACCCATAATCATGCCGATATGTATAACACATATCAGTAATAATTTCTTCTTTTGTTTTCATTTGAGTCTTATTTTTTTGCATTCGTTAATCACAAAATCAGGATATTGATTCTGTGCTCCTAAAACTTGTGTACAATTAAAAGTAATTGTTACTTCATCCAAATCATCATATTCCTGACGCATAAAAAATCCATATGCTATTGTGAAAATAAAAATTAGTGCCAATACTAAAAGTACTGGCCGCATCAAATCAGATAATCTATTTGGACTGGGGAATCTGTTCATATATAACAATCCACTAGTGTACCAATGTAAAATTGATATCTATAATTGTTGTAGTCTGTGCGATTTTTTAAATTTTCGTATTGGTGCATTTCTTCTAAATTTTTACGGAATTCACGTTCCTCTTCCAATCTCTTTTGTTCAGTATACTTAATTCTTTTCCAATCATAATATTCATCTACCCTGTCATAATGTTTGTTGAATATTTCTTTACGCAATTCAAGTTCATGCTTGTGGCGTAAGGTGTAATCCAACAATGGAGTAGGTGTATCCACTGTTGATTTTACATTAACACTCATACACTAACCCAACAATTATTCTCGTAATCCCAATGTCTATTATCATAAAAGTGAAATATTAGCGCATATCCAAACAAACCCAATTCAAGTCTAACACCTGCATGGTCACGCCTAGTTGTCCAGTTAAAATTAAAGTTAAGTAGATATTCACAATCCTGAAACACTTCAATTTCAAAGTACTTGTTTTTGATAAATGTATTCCAGGAACGATTGAAAATGTGATTGAACGACAACCTAGTGAAAGGGTACTCAATTGAGAATTTCAAATTAATCATGTTAAGATTATACAGTATATTTTAAATAAGGGTAAGTGTTTTCGGCAAAGTGTATTATAATTTCAACATTGCCCACATTGCTGTCTTTTCCAAATCAGTTTCAAACTCTGGATAGACCTTATCCAATTCTTCTTTGTCAATTTCGTTGTAATTCTTGTTTAGTTTTTTGCGGCTCAATTGGTTAACATCATGTTTGCTACCATTAATCAATTTAGTTTGAAGTTTGGCGCCGCGCCGACCCCAAAAAGTTATATACTTGTTTGTGTGAAAATGCCAAGCTGTACTGACCGGAACATCTTCGGCTAATAGGATTACTCCCCAAACTTTATCATGCTTACCTTCTTTGCACCAACCAATAAATTCATAGTTCATTCTTCAACTCCGAAATGTTCTGCAAATCCAAAATGTATTGAGATGTTGTGGTGTGCATCCATTAATGCTTCATTGACACATTCAGTAGTCTCCTCGTGTTCATACAACAGTTCACTTTTGTCAACCATCATACCCTTAATTTCTGACAGACATTCTTGCACAATCAACTTGGCGAACTTTTCTAACCCACCCGGATAATTCACATCTTCTTTATAAATTACAAAGGGTTCTGGGTTATTCCATAATTCAGTTTTTAACTTAGCCTGTTCAGCAAGTTGTCGAATTCGTTCGTTCATTATTTAACTCCCCAAGTCTTTACTGCATCTTCCAATACGTCTTCCAACATTTCGGCTTGTTCTTTTTTAGATAACTTTTTTAGACCTAAAGCAATCTTTTCTTCATCGGACAATTTCTTCAAAGCCTCACGCCTAGTTTTGGCTACTTGCTTTTTGCGTTCCTCTTTCTCACGTGCCTTGCGATCCGCTTCCTGATGTTTCTCCCACCAATCACGAACCTCATCATCTTTCAGAACCAAAAAATCAGCATAACCACTTTTAACCAACTCAGTCATTGCCTTACAAGCAATGCGAGCCAGCATGTCAGCACGGTCTTTCATTTCTTGGTATTGCCAAGAATCGGTAGGGCTAGAATAACTATCTGATCCATAATCTCTACAAGGCATGATTTACTCCTTTACTCCGAAATGTTGTTTAATTGCATCACGGCACAGTTGAGTACCATCATAAAAATACCCGCCACCAAGATGTGCATCGCCTTTTTTTTCAACCTTGTTAATTTGTTTTATACATTCGGCAACAATCAACTCGGCGAACTTTTTACGATTGAAACTTTCAGCAGTAGAAGTACCGTTTAGTCCGCACTTCACTGTTTCAGTTGCCTGTCTTTCAAGTTCTCGAATTCGTTCGTTCATACCAATTCTCCTGTTGCATCGTTGACCTTGCCGTAGTAGACAGCCTCGAATCCGTTGCCGTTCTCAAGCCAACCATTTATGTTCCAGTTATCACGGTGCTGGTTGTAGAATCTCGCCCACATGAGTGCATCTTCACGGGTGTTAAACTCTTCCTCACGCTTGACCTTGTACAGGTTAGGGCGACCGAGTTCCACGGGGTGGACATAAACAATGTGTACATATTTTGTCATTACTTTACTCCAAATGTGTTCAATGCAGGACGCAATGTGTTAATCAATTCTGTCTCACGTGCATGAGCAGGACGCTTGCCTCTCACAATCTCCACGACACCAAATACAAAACTGTCGGCACCTTGCTCACGCAAAGCACGTGACAAACCCCAATTCTTGTTTTCAGTCATGGCACGTTGCATGTGCTTTTGCATGCGGCGATATAATGTACGGCGCACGTTGCCTTTGAATGAAAGTGCAGTCAGACCGATGTAGTACTCAAGTGTTACAACATCTTGAATGTAGTAGATCACTTGATTGCGGTCTGTTCTGCGTTTGCGGTTGATTTTTGAGTTCATGTGTGTATTATATACCCAATCTGATTTATTGTCAAGATTGGGTATATAACTTTTAGTCTACTTTTGCAAATCCCATGAACATTTCAATGTCATACCAAGCGACTGCTTTAGTATTCATTTCGTAAACAAGCACAGGGTATGCTTCTGTATTAACTTTATCAAAAGTGACAAGTTTCTCAAATTGAGATTGAGATTGATCTTCGTCAGACTGGTCCTCAAAAGTAATGTACGCTTTGTTAGTGTTCACAAACATATCAATATCGTAAGACATAATTGGCCCTTTCAAGTGAATAAGATGCTATTGTATAGCCAAAATGATTTATTGTCAACAGTGCATTTGTAATACTTTAGTAACATATTCATCACTGCTATCACCTAGATCCTTTTCTTCAGTAAAAAGTACTACATCTCCAAACTTAGCTAACTTGCGGCCAGCATCATCGTTGTCACACACGGCTACTACTTTTCTATTAAGACAAGTAAGCCAGTTGCGTAAGTCGGGACTAGGGTTGTTAGACAGTACTGCTAACGCACTAAATCCACGCTCAGTGAGTCGGGCCGCATCAAATAGACCCTCACACACAAACACGACCCCGGGGCTTAAAAACAAACTTTCCACGCCCCATACCGCTAGTGTAGGCTGCTTTCTGTAAGTGTAGTACTTTCCTAGTAGTGGATTGTTGCCGGGCTTCTTGTCGCCCTCGGGTCTGTATTGTTGAAATCCAACTAATTGACCAGTTAAATTGTATAAGAAAAAAGTAGCAACACGCTCAACTTCATCTACCATTGGACGATGCAAGTCAACATCAAGGTGTCTGTCTTTGAGGTGTTCTGTTACTGTTTTCATAAATGCAATTATAAACCCAAAATGATTTATTGTCAAATGACTAAGTTAGTTAGTACTAACTAGGGATAATTTCGTTAGTCATGTGTCAGAGTGCGTGGCCGAAAAAAGAATTGGTCCTGACGAACCTATACAAAAAATGAATACTATAGTTTTCAAAAAAGGTAATACTAGAGTATTACTTTTCTAACACATTGTTTACTTAATGTTTAGATTTACGATCCATGTAGGATAATGCTTCGCTCAGTATCCCTATTTGCCTAGTGTATGCATCATGTTCCCAAGGCAGGTTAGTGTATTCTTCATAGGTCATGTCATCTGGCAATTTGTTTGTGATAAAGATACCATGCCAATAACATTTACCGTCTCTTGTAATCTTCAATGTACCCTTGTGTTTTTGATGTACATGAATCAATTCATGTGCTAGAATCTTTGGTATCGTGTCAAAAGGTAGATCGTAATTTATCCCTATACGGTTGATGCGATACATATCAATTCCGCCATAGACATTTTCTCCTAAGTCATACAAACAGACTTCTAAGATTTCTGGTAACTCAATGATAGTGGATATAGCTTTAGCAAACGCATCTATGATAGATTCGTGTTTGTAGCTATGCTGATTGTTTTGATAAAAATATCTAATATCCACAATTTATTTAGTAGGTTCGATGTTTTCTTGATTTGGTTTGGTGTATTCGTAATTGATAGTGTCTAAGTTTTCACGGAATACGATTGCCCCGTTACGCAAATGAAATCGTCTTGCCATTTCTGTCTTAGGACTTAATGTTACAAATCTAGTCACACTAGGATAATCACGCTGGATACCCTTTACTGCTTCAATTAACAATTGTTGACCTTTACCATTCTTGTAACTCCAAATAGTGTAGAATACTGCGGTTGTAGGTACAATTGCGGTAGTCTTTAAATCATTGGTGTTTTCTGGTACAAAGTCATGGAAGCTAACGCAAACCATTGCATCTGGTTTTTCTTCATTAACCAAGGCAGCTACCATTCTTCCATCACTTACTCTAAAATCTGTAGGTATTTCAGGTCGTACCGGGTCATCTTTAATGAATTCTAGTAGTTTGTCTGTGAGGTCTTTGATGAAGTGCAACATAATATGTGTATTTATACGATGTGTATAAAATACATATATTATGCACTATAAATCTTAGCCAATGATTTTTCAACCAATCGCTGTCTTTCTTGTTTGCTTTTGGCGCCCAATACAGTTATGTTATATAACTGATTGTTGGCTTTAACTAACAGTGTAATGCAGAAGCCGGCAGCACTAGTGAAGCCGGTCTTGATTGTGATTATCCCCTCACGACCAAAATAACTACTAGTAGGATTATTGGCTACTACTTGTGGTTTACGTTTTGGTTCTTTAACAGACTTTTTACGCTTTTTGGATTCTATTGGAGAAAAAGTTCGTTGTGATTGGGCCGCTGATTGTACTATGTCAAACTCGCTTACTGCTCTGGTTAAGGTTATTATATCTCCAATAGTGCTGTAGTTCATAGGACTCAGTCCAGTTGGTTCTACAAAACCAGAACGAAACATGTTCAATTCTTTTGAATATTCGTTCATCTTAGCAACGAATCCTGCCCTACCATTAGGGTAGTTTTCTGCTAGAGTAATTGCGGCTATGTTGTCACTACTAATCAATGACAAGTTAATCAGTTCTAATCTAGTAAGAATCATTCCTTTACTCAGTTTGGTATTAGGTGTCTTGTTACTTCGAACCGTTAGTTTTTCTGTTAAGTCTTGATCCGATTTCAATACTGTGTATACTGTCATTAATTTGCTTATGCTAGCAATACTGACTTCATCACAGTCCAAAGACCCATTTAACACTGTATCATTGGTTATGTTATACAATACCGTGTTGGGATAGGCAAAGCCAATCAATGGGAAAAATAATAATATTACAAGTATTTTACGCATAGAATATTTATTATATAAAAAATACATTAAAATAGCAATACAATAGGACATAATAAATATGGAAATGACATTACTTGAACTTGACCAGAAGGCTAAGTACCACTATAGTAGACTAGAATTGCAAGAAGCAATGATGTGTTATGCACAAGCATTTACTGAGTACCCTAATTTAGGACTAGCATATAATAATTACGGAAACATCATGCGTGAAATGGGGTACCCTGAACGTGCGTATAGATTCTTAGAAACTGCTATTGATATCAGTGATGAAGATAGGGTAGCACCATTCAATCTAGCGGTAGCATACCTGATTGCAGGTGATCTTAAAAAAGGATGGGAGCAGTTTGAAACTAGATGGCGTTTTAAAAATCACGAACATACATTAAATTGGACTACTCAACCAAGATGGGAAGGTCAGGACCTTACAGATAAAATATTGTTAGTAACCTGTGAAGAAGGTGATGGAGATAATATACAGTTCATTAGATTTGTCCATCAACTTAACGGGACAATAATAATTCAAACTGAGCCTCAACTTAAAAAACTTTTTAAAGAATCATTTAAACATCTAGTAATAGACAATACTGAACCTATTCCACATTTTGATTACTGGGTGCCCATACTGAGTTTACCTAGGATTCTAAATGTAACTTATGATAACCTGATATCAAAGACCCCATATCTCAACCCAAACAAGAAATCAAGTAATGAATGGAAGAAAAGAATGGGTAGTGGTAAGATACGAGTAGGTGTAAGTTGGAGGGGGAGAACTAAGAACTATCCATTTGAATATCTTTTTAAATTGATGCAAGAGAATAGTAATTATGAATGGATCAACTTACAAGCATTGTGTACCGTTGATGAAATCAACCAACTGCAAAGCATAGGGGTAAAAGATTATTTTAGCAACATTACTAATTGGCATGACACTGCTGGATTAATTAGTAATTTAGATTTTGTGATTACGATTGATACAGGGTTAGCACATTTAGTTGGTGCTTTAAATAAGCCATGCTTGTTACTATTAGATAGATATAAAACATGCTGGAGATGGTTATTAAATCGCAATGATAGTCCTTGGTATCCATCATTAACTCTAATTAGGCAAACACAAATACATGGATATGATGAACAACTAACAAATGTTCAAAATCATATAGCCAAAAAAATAGGGGCCGAAGCCCCTATAAGTTCTACATAGTAGGTCCGTTGCCAGATTTAAATCCTACTTCACCGCCCTCGTCTTTGATTCGCTTGTATACATCTTCTAATGAGATAGGACGAAAATCAGTTTGCTCTACGCACACACAATGATATCTTGGATCAATTTCATCGCTATACAAGATAGTACCAGTTTTAACATCATATCCACAAGGCTTTTTAACACGGTTAGTGTGCAGATGACCATGAATGTTGACACCAAAACGACCCAAACTTTCTTCATGTACTGGGATATGACTTAAGATCATACCATTCATAACATGATAAGCCCTCAATTCACGGAAGTATTCACGATATTCTGTGTCACGGAAAATATCATGGTTACCACGAATCAATACCTTGTCACCGTTCAACCGATGCATAATGCTCAAACTCTTGCGATTGATAACCACATCACCTAAGTGATAAACCTTATCGTTAGGGCGTACGGTCTCGTTCCAACGCTTGACCATTTCCTCATCCATCTCTGCAGGATCAGTCCATGGACGAATCTTCGTCACTCCATCACTTTCAGTGAATCTACACACTCCGGCATGACCAAAATGTGTATCACTAACTAAAAATACTGATGGCATATTAAACCCTCCAAATTTCTTTAAAGCCTTCTTCTAAAGTAGGCTCTTCCCAATTATCAATCATTTGTTGAACCACATCGTCTGGAATAACTTTACCAGGACGACTAGCCAATCTACGTTTCAATTCATCTGGGTCGGGCACACTGAAAACAACTGCAATATGTTCATACTGTGATGGCAACAGTGTGTTGAATTTTCTAGCACGGCTTTTTACAGTGGTACTAGTTTGGTCCCAGATAAAGTCTAATCGGTTAGATTGACAAGTCAATGCATGATTAACCATTAAACGAACTGCAACAGGCATATAATCTTCAAACACCTCGGTATATGTTTTACCTTGACGGTGTGCTTCCATTTCAACAAACATATCAGTACCAACAACCGGCATACCTAAAGCCCAAGTTTGATTCTTGATCCAAGTACTCTTACCTGCACCCGGTACGCCGATCAATTGATAACATTTGTTCATACATACTCCTTATTCAATCGTTTACGTGCGGCACTTGCGAACTCGCTGATATTGCCGCACTTATCTTCCCAACGCAACAGAGTGCGACAAGTGTAACCAATGTCACGCTTGTTATAGCAAACTGCTTCTTGATTCAATTCACCGTTGACCAACACACGGCAGTGGTAGTTGCCGTTGATGTTGCGAACAGTTACTTCATGCTCTACTTCGCCCAGGATGCAACGCTGGATGCGAACTAGTTGTTTATATCGTTCCATGTCATTCTCCTCAAATATCAGCTTAATAGTTTTTAGGTACAATTAACCCACTATCCAATGTTACACCATTGATTGTGTGGGCTTCGTTTTCATCATACGTCCATCCCAACACACTCATCATTTTATGTTTGACCAACAAGTTAGGGCTACGAAAAATTTCTGTATCATCAAAGCCCATCATAACACCAACCTCACAAACTGCACCACTACGACATACACCAGCGACGCAATGCACAATCACATTACTACGATTAAGCAATGCTTGCTTTAGTAGTATAACCAAACTATTTGCTTGGTCATCGTTGATTTTCATTTCTGGTTCAATGCATGTATCATTTTCTTCCAAGTCTAGGAATTGAAACTGATGCACACTATTGAATTTGTATTTTGGTTCGGGGAACTCCATATCAGTGTCAACAATCTGAATCAACATATTGTTAGGACCAGGATCAATGTGTAAACCCTTTTTGATATCGCTAAGTGCAACATTTTGAATCCAAGGCATGTTATTCTCCAAATTTAAATTCACGTATCCACTCAAATTTAGTGGTAGTAGGCATCCACTTGAATTGTTGTTTTTTATGCTCAGGTTGTTCAAAATCAGTACAGACCATGATCCAACCTTTCTCTTTACTAAAGCCAACGGTCTCAGTGACGCGGATGACTTCAACAATTTTATCTTGAATTTTTGCTATCACAGTCATGTCAACTCCTTCTAATAGAGAGTATTATAACTTATTTGGGTATTATTGTCAAGCGCAAGATAGCACCCTAGGTGCGCTAAATGTAAACTAAAGAACTATATAGGAGTATGTAAACTCAATAATGCGGTGTTTTACTAGGGTGCTTTTATAAAGATTCTATATCTTTTTCACTTACAGAGCCAGTCTTATCGGCTGGGTGTGATATAGAACGCTTATAAAAACAGACACTAGGTGTCTGTCTACTACTATTTAGCTTACGCTAAATCGTAGCGATCCTTCATAACGGTCTTCAACATGATTGCTTCTGGGGAGAAGTCATCCAAGTTGCCAGTTAGAATACTTTGTGCAATTGCTGGGCTAAATCCTGAGACTAGCGCAACACCTGCCTTGTTAAACTTAACTGGACTGTTACCGTATGCGGCGTTCAAGTTCCAGAACACAACCTTTGGGATTGTGTAGCCGGCGCTTTCGTACTTACGTGCAATCATTTCAATTGCTGAATCATCGTGAGACACTCCAGCATCAAATTGCATATCACTGAAGATAACGATTGTACCTGGCATTTCTGCTTGAGGAACATTGTTATCAACTGCTGTCTTAAGCACCAAATCAAATGCCTTGTTCAAGTCGGTGTTAGCGACTTCACCAGTGTTCATTTGGTCAATCTTTTGATTGATGTTACCCTTTAGAGTAACCAGCTTTGGAGTACGACTGAAAGTCAAGAACGTATCCTTGAACTTACCAGTGTTCTTGTCAGCAAAGTACAATCCCAATGAGATTGCAACATCCAAACAAGTCAAAGTACTCTTGCTACCACGACCACCAGCAAGACAAGTCATTGAACCTGAACTATCAACCATTGGCAATACATCAGCATCGCCAACAAAGTTAGGTAGTGCATCCCATTGTGCTTGCAATGCATCCAGTTCAGTCTTAGTCATAGACTTACGGCTGTAACTGTTGATAGCACCCTTCAACACATCATAGGGGAACACTGCGCCTGCGTTAATCTTAACACCGGCTTCGCCCTTAACCAACTTAGTTACATATTCAGCATAGGTTGTACCATGACGACCAAATGCCTTCTTGTAACGTGCATGTGCCACTGAAGGAACATGGTTGTAGTTGATGTTATCCCAATCGTTAGAACACATTTGTGTTTCAACAACATTAGTTAGAGCAACAAGGCTCTTACGATATTGCTTTGGAGTCATTCCAAAGAATTCACGGATTTCACGTGCAACATCGCCCTTACGAGGAGTCCACTTTGCAGCCAATCCATTACGGTTACGCAATGCATCGCCTAACATAGTGTATGCTTGTGCCTTAAGAGGCTTAGTCTTAAACACTAGCAAGTCATCGTAACGACCCAATTCAGGGACCTTACCCAATAAACGGCTAGCGTCTTCTGGGTTAGTCTTTTCCAAGTGAACTAGGATTTGACGGAACAATTCACGTTCACCTGAACCACCACGTGCATCACGTGCCCATTGGACAATACGCAATGCCAGATCGGAGTTTTCAACATACGCCGCAGTGAATGCAGGGATTATGTTCTTTCCACGGCTTGCACCGATGTTATAGAACAAATCAACGCAGGCATTTGCGGTTGACTTAAGTGCCTTCATACCGTTTGTGGTACGGGCTTCTTGGTTAGCTACTGCTTCTACAAATGTTGACATATTGTACTCCTTTCAATGTGTGTTATGCAACAGGATGCGCTTTTGGTTTCATTTATGATTGAAATTTTAAAGTTGCTGAATGCATCCTAAAAAAGAATTATATCACTGTTTTGATATAATGTAAATTGATTTTGGGTAAACGGGATGTTTGTGCCAATTTGTTTATTTTCTGGTCTGGCCAATCATAGCACCCAGACCCTATCAACATTCATGTTGCCTATCTAGTACTTGTGTCTGTCACTAGAAACATAGTATGTCTTTCCATTCTGTCAACTATTCCATCATCGCTTAGTTTCCTAAGAGTATTTCTACTGTCTCCCGACCACCTTCTATAGCTTTAGTTGCGTTAAGTTTAAATTGCTGAAATCATCCCATACTGAATGAAAACAGGATCGTTGTTGACTGCTTTATTAGCCAGGGCCATCACACCTGGTTTGTTAGTCTTGCTTCAATAGCACCCTTCAACGCTCGGTGTTTTTAAGCACTCTGCTCCAGTTACTACCACAGTGTCTAACAGTTCATAGTTAATTATGAATTGCTGTACCGATCCTAAAATTTAATCATTCAATACACGTATTGTATCTGAATTTGTATTTGCCGTCAATGACTTTTGGGCAAACTCTTTGGCGGAAGCGGTGAGATTCGAACTCACGGAGAGATTGCTCCCTCGTCTGATTTCAAGTCAGGTACCTTAAACCGGGCTCGGCCACGCTTCCTTTTTTCTATTCTTAGATTTATAAGTTGGTAATTGTGAATCACAATTACTACAAACAAACCTTAGATTTTCTAATCTATTGTCATTGTTTATACCATTAACATGATCCAAAATTAATGGCATTTCTTTACCTTGCCATTCTGGTCCTATACCACAACAAGCACATTTATATTCTATTAAATTTTTTGCTCTTATCCTAGCTTTAATGCTATGCCTAGCATATGTAGAATTTTCAACAAAAATTTGTTCTTCAGGATATTTATCATCCCAGTATGCAGGTCTGCCTAATTTCTTTCCTAAATTCCACGGCGTGTTTCCTTTTTGTGCCCCTGCTTTATCGGAATGTCTGTGCTTAATTTTATTGGGATTGCTATGACAGGACATCTCATGTGCTGTAAGCGAACCTTTGTTGTTTATTTCTTTATTACAATATTGGCAATTCATAGTAGTTTCCTCACTATTATTTATGCTTTATTGCAATAATTTACTTTTTAGGTGCGTTTATCCAACACGCTTCCTATTTGAATATAACTATGCCAGTACCGGACCAGTTCACCTGTTACATTGCGTTTATGTACTATTGCTTGCCCTAAGGATTAGCTAGCTACCTTAGCGACTCATACTGGATAATGTAACTTATCCTCTGCTCTTGGTGGAGGATAACGGATTCGAACCGTTTGCTCCTGGTTGCAAACCAGGTGTGTTAGCCAAGTATACCAATCCCCCGAACGTTTATTTATCTTTCAATTTTTTTAAGACGTTTAAGATACTCACGTCCTACTAAACCTTCTTCAATTTCTGTCAATGCAGTTACAGTAGGTCCTGCTTTAACATTAAGTTTGGCACGATGCCCACTTTTTAATTCACGGACACGTTGACTTGCGATAAGAATCAAGTCATAACGATTACCTACAGCTTCTACTGCTTTTTCACTACTGATACGTGCCATATTTTTCTTTCTTTGTTTTGGAGCGGGATAGGAGAATCGAACTCCTGTCCGAACCTTGGCAAGGTCCCGTTCTACCATTTAACTAATCCCGCATTATCTCTGGTGCATCGTGAGAGGGTCGAACTCCCGACATTCGCCGTGTAAAGGCGCTACTCTACCACTGAGTTAACGATGCATTATTCTTTTCTAAAAAACTCCACATTAGTTGATGTTTTCATGTATTGTACACTATTTACTCTTTTAAGTCTACTATCTATTTCACCAAAAACATCAAAGCCATCATCTTGCCAAACAACATAACGATTTATATCTACGTCACTCGGAACAAAACGAACAGGTTCATTTACCAGAACAAGATATCCTCCAACCTTTAAATTGTTGTAAATGATATCTATCTCTGTTTTTGGATCCTGGACGTGCTGTAATACAAATGTACTAATACAAACATCAATTGTATTTGGCATGTTGTATGAATTCATTGGCTTGAATTTTTTAGGCTTAGCCACATAAAGATTAGCAAATGTAAGCATACCATTGCTTATGTCTGTACCAATTACATTGCAATCAAAGGTCTCAATGAGTTTTTTACTAACACGACCCATGCCACACCCAAAGTCTAATACAACTGATTCAGAACTAATGATTTTTTGTTTAGCAATTGTATCGACCAAAAAGTTTGTTTCATTCTCAAACTTCTTAGGGTTGTCCGGATCAGGAGTTAATACTACATCCTTTGCATGTTCAAATGTAGTTACATCAAAAACTTCTTTGATATACGGCATTTACTTTCCTTGACCGCGATACTTTTTGAAAGTGCGTCTAAGAGTTTTGTTCATTGAACTAGTTTTTGCACGACCACCTTGACAGGTGCGTTTAACTACTGCTTTGCGATCTTTTACGCCTGCTAGCTTAGCCATTATTGTGTCCTTTGAATTAAGTGATAGCCGAATTGTGTTTGTACAGGTTGACTTAACCCGCCAACATCTAATCCAAATGTAGCATCTTCAAATGGTTTGACCATTTGACCACGACCGAATAGACCTAGATCACCGCCGTTTTGACCACTTGGACACTTGCTGTGTTGGCGTGCCAATTGACTGAAATCTTCACCATTGTTTT